CTATTCAGTTAGACTCTAACGGCAGTATACCAGTAGCTACAGTGACCCTAACCTACAAAACCCTCCTAGACGATTACACCACCACAAACGTCACCTATGTAGGCAAAGCTGCAATCGGTTCAGCTACCAGTTCAGCAGTCTGGCAGATACAGAAGGTTGATGAAACTACAGGTATGAGCATTACTTGGGCGGATAGTGCTGGCTTTACTCAGGTCTGGGATAACCGTGCCACGACTGTGAGTTACTCATGAAACCTATAAACCGCAGATACCACAATCTAGACGATCCTACTATGCAACCAAGTATTACCTGGGATATGAGCAACGGTAGTGAGATTGTTGTACCAGACTTAGCAACTGGTGGTGAAGTTGGTGACGGCAAAATAGAACTAACCGCACTCGCTCAGGCTGTGTGTGATGCGTATGAGGAGACTATCTAATGGCAGTTATCGTATCAAACGGAGCAACCACGCTCGCAACAGCAAGTGGCTTCTACCGAGCCGAAGCGTATAACCTTTCGCCCTATAGCACGACCATGCTTGCCCTATCCAGCACCAGAACACTTGATGTCACCTTTGCCAATGCTGGAAACTGTCAGGGGATTATCTTGCACCTCGCAGCTTCTAGCCATGTGAACAAAGATGTAACCGTAGTCCTACAAGAAAACGTGGCAAGCGTTTGGACTGACCGAGCAACTAAGACCTTGACGGCTGCACAAATAAGCAACTCAGTGGCAGCCAACACGCAGGCGACATGGATTCAACCGTTTATATTCGGGACTCCCTACGCTGTAGACACCACCGCTTCTAAGTGGCGGTTTAGTATCTCGCAGGGCGCAGGGACAAACAACTGGTCGCTACGAACCTCAAACGGTACAGCCATTGCCTATGTGACGTGGTGTGATACCGCTGTCAGTTACGCCACCAATGATGTGCTGATAGCGAAAGACGTGGTGACAGTTGATATGACCTGTCAGTTTAACGGCTTACTCTCGACTGGTGATTCAACCAACTCTATCTGCGGTATTGCTTGTACGGGTAGTACGGGTGATTACACCGCCAATGGCATGATAGTCTGGGACTCAACTCCTGCTGCTAGTTATACCATGACGATAAACGGCTTCTTTGTCTTTGGCGCACACTCTGGCTTCCATGTGGGAGACTCCTCTAACCGCATACCGTTTGCCCAACAAGCCATAGTCAAAGTGATTGCTGCTACTGCTGGTACGGCTACCAACTCAGGTCTGAGTATGGGTGGCAACGCCAACAACGCTACCGTTATCGGTAGAATGAACGTCCAGATGTACGGTGAAATCCCAACAACTCGCTCGACAACCCTAGCCTCTGACGCTGCTGCTGCACAACCGAACATCGTGACCTCGACCTCGACAGGCTGGGCGGTGAACGACCAGATAGCCATTTGCAAAGCTGACTTAGCTGGTTCTATTGCTGAGGCAGTCCCCTACACAATAAGCACGATTGCTGGAACAGCTATAGCAGTATCACCAAACATATCTACCAACGCCCGAAAGTCTGGTGGCCATGTGTTCAACCTCAACAGATATGGAATCAAGTTTGAGACAACCCATACCGCAACTATCATTCAGTATCTCAACGCTGCTAACAGCCTCATTTTTAGTGGTGTGCTGATTACAGGCTTCTATTGTTCAACCTCAAACGGTACAAGCCAATGGTACGACTCATCGGCTAATATAGGGGACATAACGATAGAGGATTGTGCGCTCACAAACGGTAGTGTCACCACAAGCGTGACAACCCTTGGTTCATGTAGCTGGGACAACACCAAAGCTATGACTATCCAGCGCAACCACTTCTTTAGGACAAACCTTGTCGGAACATTCTATGGCCCAGTTCTCCCACTCAAGACCATTGTTGATAATATATTCCTCACAGGGGGTATTCTAGGCTTCACGAGAATCCAGAACATCACACTTGACGGCAATTACTTCTATAACGCTTCATCCTACCCACTCCAGAGCTCATCGGGTATCTACAACTCTACTTTCTCAGACAACTACTTCTGGGGTGCAGCAAGCGGAACTATCCGTAATGACGGGGTACTGGGTAATGTTACATGGACTAATAACCAACACGAACGCTCGACAAGAGCCTTTTGGAACTTTGGGGCAATTATTAACAACAGGTGTACCAATGAGAAGTACGGGCTAGAGGCAACGATAAGCTACATCTATGTCGGGTTTGCTGGGTACTCACCTTACGCTGCTGACTTCGTGATAGACAACCCACAAATAGGCGCATCAATGTCCCCAACCCAGAACGTTACTGAGGGGGCGGACGGTGCAAAGATTCGCTTCCAGACTTATGACGAAGTGGCTAACACCGATTTTACACACATGCCATACGGGACAATCGTCAGAACGGGTGCAGGGCTAACCGACACCACCGTAAGAACCTCTGGGGGTTTTGCAATGCGGTTTGAGCCTATCTACTCACCGTACCTCATGCACTGGGAACAGACTATCCCAACGGGTGATATAGATACCAAGACCATGACCATATCTGTCTGGGTCTACATCAACAACGCAGCCTACTACGCTGGCACACACACCAAGCCAACCCTAACCGTAACCTACGATAACGGGACTGAGATATCCGCTGTCGCAGCCGCATCCGCAGGGGCATGGCAACAACTGGCGGTGACGTTTACCCCTGCCACAAGTTTTGGACAGGTGGAAATGAAGATTACAGGTGCAACTGACGCTACTGGTACAAACCGCTACTTCTATCTTGATGACGTAAACATAGCTTACCCTGCTGGCGTAGCAGTAGACCTTGGAAACCTTGACCTATGGGCAGATGGACTACCTGTTGCCCCAGCTATCGCAACCGTACCAAGTTTGGGTGGGGTGTGGGATGAAGCACTATCTGCACATACGGTATCTGGTAGTTTCGGGTACTTCTTGAAGAAGGTATTAACAGTCAGTAAATACTTGGGGCTTAAATAATGTCAGAACCAAAACCATCAGACATAAATAACGACCTAATCATCTACCGACTAGATGAGATTAAAAGTCAGCTTGCGGACTTCAAAAAAGAGTACGTTACTAAAGAAGAATCTCAAGCACTCAAGCAAGAAATTAAAGAGCTGCGAGACGATGTCCACGACCTCAAAAACAAGAAGGTCTTTCGAGATACGATCTTGTGGGTAGGGTTAACCGCATCTGCAATTATCAACATTGTTGCGATGTATAAAATATTTACAAAGGGGTAATATGCCAACACAACTACAGGCAAAACAGTGGATACAGGCATCAATCGGCAAACGCTACGACACCGATGGTTACTACGGAGCGCAGTGTAAAGATTATGCCAACGCTTACGCAGGGTTTATGGGGCACCCTCTAAAACCATCAAACGCTAACGCCACCTGGACACTAGCTCAAGACCCCTACTGGCAAAAACTAGCCAACACTCCAACTTTCTTACCGCAAGCTGGTGACATTGTTGTCTGGGGTGCATGGAGTGGTAACCCCTACGGACATATCGGGGTAGTGCTAGACGCTAACCTAAACAACTTTAGATCAGTCGATCAGAACTGGTTTGGTGCTAATTCAACTGTGGGTAGTCCAGCAGCCGTAGTTACACACAATTATACGAACCCTAGAGTAGTGGGCTTTTTACGACCAACATTTAGTGCTGAAGCACAAGGAGATGAAATGATAGCAAACGCAGATCAAGCAACTAAAATATACAAAATGTTACGCCCGAACAGTGGTGCATCACAAGGTGAAATTGACGGTACAGCAGGTAAACGAACCTTCGCCAACTTCTTAAACGATGCACAAGGTGAGATCAACGCTAGAGATGCCGCCCTACGCAACCAGAACGCTCGCCTAGCAGAGTTACAGGCTCAAGTGAATGATTTATCTACTCGCCCAACAAAAGCTGAAATAGAAGCTCTCAAACAGCAAGTAGCAGATGCACAAGTGCTGGCTGAAAAAGAGAAGGCTGAAACCGAACGTCTCTTGAAAGAGCGTAGTGCCGACAGTAAACAAATAGATCAAGCCAGTGGCTTCGCTAAATGGTTAGTGGAGTTCGTGAAAGGTCTACTAAAGAGATGACAAAGATATTCCTAGCCCTACTGATATTCATGGCTATATTCATTTTCGTATTAACCGCAACGCTCATTTACTATTCACCTGTGGTCGACAGGCTAGTAAATTTCTGCGACAAGTACCCAAATTCATTAGAAGATTGTAAGGAGTAATTATGAAAGAAGAATTCAAAAATACCGCAAAAGGTAAAGGTGTTAGAACCGCATATCAAGTGCTTGTAGCATGGCTACCAGTATTACTTGGTGTTTTAACACTTCCAGAAGTAAAAGACTTTGTAGAGGGCAATACTGTTGGCACAGGAGCAATCGTAGCTGTGATTGCTGGTGTAGTTGCTTATTTGCAGAACCGACAGGGGAAATAGTATGGGATTTTTAGGCAACCTTGTTCGGACAGTTGAAAATGAAGCCGAAGATTTAGTAGACGCAATATTTGGTGAGTAGTTTATAAAGCACATTAACAATCTAGCCCAGCCTACCGCCACTCAAGTAAGGAGTAAGTATGAATAAATCAGATGATGTGAAATCACAATTCAAAACAGATGAAAACAACAACCCCACAGGTGGCGAAACTACTAGCACTGGCTTGCAGATCAACTGGCAAGACGGAATCATAGCTGGTGGCAGAAACGGAGCATTTGTAGAAGATGTTATAACCGCAGCCATTCAAAGACTTGAGTTCTTTAATAGTACAAAGTTTAGATGCAGAGAAAACTCTCTAGCAATCACTAAGCTCGAAGAAGCACTACACTGGCTTGACCATCGGACAAACAGCCGACAAGCACAAGGCGTAGAAAACAGTTACGAAGTTCACAAAGACTAAATAATCGCTTAGTGGCGGTGTATTGGGCTAGATTACCAAGGAGCAATCATGGAACAACAGTGGCCAGAGTTTAAGATAGTAGATATCAAAGCACTTCGTGAACGTGCAGGAGCGTTTCTAAGCGGTGTTTGGAATGCTGGTAGACATGTAGAGCTATGTCTTAGTGAACACAACAGAGGGGCTTCTGTGATGCTCGACGAGGCATTGGATAATCAACCAGAGCTGCCGTTTGATGAACCAGGTGGTCGCTGGTCAGATATGGGCGAGTATTGATGTGGAAACTTCACGCCACCATACCTTCTATAACAGGGCATGGTATCGTACCCCAATACTGAGGCAACTACGCCAACACCCTCTTGTAGTGACTCCGTTAGAAAAACCAGTACACCAAGATCTACACGCTGAATTACCATTGTTACCACGACCACGCCCCGACATCGCAATCGGGGCTTTGTGTTTATTAGAGGATTTAACAGATCAGAACGTGACTGACCCTGTATTAGCTCACTTATACCTAGCTGAACACTTACTCGGTAGCAGGGATAGATTAGCACACCGTATCGGACGACATATAATATTACAAACTGGATATATCCAAGAAGGCTACCATGATATTACGGATTAACGGTGAACCAACAGAGTTTGAAGCCTATTCACTTGGTTATGATAACGATCTGCTAGACGGTGTACTACTAGATATGCCCCAAACATACGTCTACTTATCAGATCATGTTGAAGATGCTAGAGAAATGCAAGCGTTACTACCAGATGATATGCAACACTTTGATCTAACAGGCTGTGATCCAGATTTTGAGCAAGTACCTCACAAATGGGTGCTTGAATCTGTCGGGCGTATGATTGTGCGGACTGCTGAACGGGTCTGTATTGAGGCGTGTGGTGAATGAATACCCCTACTGGCTACCGAATAACCGTTTTGTACAGTATCAGGCGCTCAGAGGGCAAGAAGCTGATCTTAGAAAACGTGCTGAAGCTATGTTGGAGTCGGCGGATAAGTTGGGGGAGTTGGCTATGGGTATATTAGATGAGTTCCCCTTGCCAGAAAGCCAGTAAACTACAAAAACGAAAAGTGCTATAATAACCCTAGACAAACAAGGAAAACAAAGATGGCAGCTGCAAATACATACAAAGAGCAACAGGACAGGGTACTAGATCTGATAAGCAAATCAGATTCTACTACTAGAAACCGTGTTAAAAACTGGATAAACATGGGTTACTACGATTTCGTGCTAAGAGAGTTGTGGCCATTCCGTGAAAAGACTGGAACGATCTCACTCGTACAAGGTACGCAGGAATATGATCTAGTCACTAACTTCGCAGACATAGACCTACAAAACATTATTAGTGTCAGTATACAGGGTGCCAGTTCTGGCAAACTTATCTACTGGCCATTTAATCAACTTCGAGCAGACCAACCAGACTTAGATTCTCAGGGTCAAGCACTACCTAGCCGATACTACCTAAAAGGTGGCAAAATAGGCTTCTGGCCAGTACCTAACGGTACAGACAGCGTGGCCGTTGATTATTATCTCGTACCAACAGAGCTAAGTGCAGATGCAGACGAACCAGTAATACCTGTCGGTTATCGGGAATCGCTTGTGCAGTATGCCCTATCTAAAGAACATGACTTTAACAGTGACCCAGACCTTGCTATCAAGGCTTCTAACGAATACGAACAGTTTATTGTTAAGGCTCGTATGAACCTACTCACTCAACCCACAGACAGCGGATCGTTCCGCATAATGGGGCCAGCTGACTACTATAACTGGACGGATATTTAGGAGGCCTAATGCCTGTATCATTCCAACAGAAAATGAACTTCAGTAACAGGAAGGAAGAAAGCGTTGCTGAGTATAGCTTCGTAGGTGGTCTTATTACTGATGCTCACGAATCTAAGCTACAACCTAACCAGACACCAAACGTAAGTAACGTTATATATAACCAGACAGGCTCTATAAAGACTAGAAACGGCTATACACTCTATAACGCTGACGTTGTTGGTATTGCCTCAGATCAAGCCAACACAGGAGCTTCTACAGGCTCTTCAAACGTAACAACCACAGCAACCTTTGTTGCACAGACATTTGTACCGTCTGGTGCTATAAACGCCACACAGGTCAATCTATACCTTGCTATGGTCAACTCTGGTGAGGAACAGTATGTACGCTGTGAGCTATGGTCAACGACTGCTGGTGTACCGACTACCCTGCTAACTAATGGCCAAGGCCCGATACTGCTAGTTTCTGGCACATCTGAGACAGCTTATAAGTTCATATTCAAGCACCCAGTGGCTCTGAGTGCTGCGACAACCTACGCCATTGTAGTAAAGCCATTCGTTAGAGGATCTACCCAGACAGTTAATGATGTAGAAGTACACTACACTGGCACAGCCTATGCTAATGGCAACCTATATACTTCAAGCGATACAGGCGAGAACTGGACATCGGATACTAACAAAGACATGAAGTTTGTTGTCTACAGTGGTGGCGACGTAGCTAACACAGGTCTTATCCGCTATTACAAACCAAGTAGCACCGCCCAGCTACTAGCTAAGTTCGGATCAACTATCTATAGAGGTACAGACAACACAGGTGCCATGACAGCTATCACACTACCTTCAGGCGTAGCGTTCAACAGTGCTAACCAACTCGACTTTATATCAGTGAACGACACCCTACTGGTAATCGACAGCGACAGCCAGATCAAAAAGTATCGTGGTTCAACTAATGCTAACTACTCCACTGGTACAATCTCTGTAACCGTTGACTCTGCTACCGTTACTGGATCGGGTACATCTTGGAATACATCTACTAACGCTGAAGTTGGTGAGTATATTAAGCTACCAGACAGCAAGTGGTATCGTATTACTGCTATAGGTGGTGCAACCAGTCTAACAGTCGAAACCGCTTACAAGGGCTCTACGGCCTCAGGACAGACCTATGCTATCTCTCCATGGGGTGAAGTTATGGGCAAACTAAGTACTACTGGCGGTGTAACCGTACCAACACCACAGGCTATCGCTGCCTTTCAAAACCGTGTCTGGACACTAACCAATAACCAGATTAACTTCTCAGTACTAGACACCTCAGTTACTGAGGATCACTTCAATGACTTTGATACTACTAACAACTCAGGTGTCATTAACGTTCCAGCTGGTAAGGGTGATACAGGTACTGGTCTATACGCTCTAGGTAACGCACTCTTCGTATTCCAACGTCGGGCTATCTGGGCAATCTACGGTAACTCACCAGCTAACTTCGAGCTTCGTAACATCACGAACGAGATTGGTATGATTAACAACCGAACGCTGGTTGAATGGGATGATGTACTGATCTTCCAATCAGACAGAGGCATCTATATGTTTGACGGTACAAACCTCAAGAACATATCAGATAAGGCTGTTAACACTACTATCAGCTCCTGGGCAAGCACAACAAGCCCTGCAGCCACGCTATGGGAGAACAAGTACCTTATTAGCTACACACCTGGTGGTGATGCTCATAACGCCGAAGCACTGTTTTACGACCTGACGGGTGGTGTATGGGGACACATGGATCACCTACACATGAACAGCTTTTCTAACTGGATCGGTGGTGATGACCACGGTGAAATCTATTTCGGCTCTTCTGCTACTGGCAATATATACCTATGGGACACTGGCGGTAATGATGCTGGCTATGAGATTGATACACTCTATGATACTCCTTCACTAAGCTTTGACTCAGGCATTAACGATAAGGCTATTAAGAAGTTCTACATACAGCAACTAGCTCTTGGCGACTGGGATATGACCGTTACACAGCTACAGAACATATCTGAGAACACCACTACAGGATCAGACATTAACCTCAGCCCTGGTAGCTCATCTCTATGGGACGTAGCCGAGTGGGATGTTGATTCATGGAGTAGCGATGGTGCCCTTATTACTAGCCGAGTAGCCGAGTTCCAAGGAATAGGCAAATACTTTAAGTTTAGAATTGAGCAGTCTGGTTATGATGAGGGTATAGAAGTCTTAGCAATTCAGGCTACAGCGAGAATGAGGAGATTGACGTAGATGCCAATACTTCCAGAGATCCGTACTAGCGGTATAAATGCTGGTGATACAGATGCTCAGATTCAGAGTCTAGCCAAGCAGATGAACGAATGGGGTAGGAGTATATCGAACGAAAAGCGAACAGATGTTTATAAGGATAACGCAGGGACAAACCGCATCATCATAGGGGTACTGCCAGATGGTGACACTGGTATTGTTATGACGAGAGAAGATGTGGACGTACTAAGTGTCTTTAGTTAATCAACAAAATATAGCCTTCAGCACCTCGTATCAAACCGATAAGATTGTCGGGGTATATTCTGGTAGCTTCGACACCAACACCGCACCACAGCTAGGCGGATATATAGCCTACACTACCGTCGCTCACGGCCTAACCAGACCAGTCTTTACTAAGCTACAGACATCATCTGATGGCACAAACTGGCAAGATGGTAACTCAGCTAACCAATACGCTATATCTTACTCTACGACTACGCATATATACGTTCTGAGTGCTGCGAGTGTCGGTACCATTTACTATAGGGTTGTAGCCTTCTGGATCGATGACTACGACACGACTAACCCATTAGTACCACCAACCGTCGGCAGTACATCTAACATCACCTTTGACAGCCGACTCAATTACCAGAAGGTAGCTTTCCAGGGTGTGCTTACCATACCAGCAGCTACACTAGCAGTAACCAACACTATCACCCATAATCTAGGTTACAAGCCGACAGTTAGGGTCTACAACGAAATGAAAACTGGCGAGGTGTGGCTGGCTAACTATGGTGGTGGAATCAGCAACTATTGGGTGTATGATTTAGCTATGGTGGAAGCAGATGTTAGCGTTACCGATACAACTTTAGTAATTGACTCGTATGGTGGCATTACTAGCCCAGCGACGAGAGTTTGGTACGTGGTGTACTACGATGGGTAGCATAAGACTAGACGACGTAATACTTTCTTCATTCCATGAGGCTTTTAAGAATAGAGAAAAGAAAACCGCATCAGTGGTACTGTCTGGCACTGTGCCAGCTTTTGATGCTTTGCAGTTCACCACAGATATAGCCATTACAAGAGATCAAGCTGTCTTTGAGGTCTATTACCAGCGAAGTGGTGCCTACTCTCGCAGGATAGCTAATAACAGTATCATACTCAGAGATCTCACATGGGCAAGTGGTAACGCAAACATATCTGTCTATAACCCTTCAGCTAACGTACTTCGTATTGAGATATTTGTTTCTAACAATACTGGTGCCCCTGCTGCACTGTCTAGTCAGACCTATGACTTTACTATTTACGTCTTTGATACACCATTTAGTACTTGACATATAACCATAGCTATGATAAGCTCATCAATATGAAGAGGAAAATAATCGGAACAGCAATAGTACTAACATTGATAACGGGAGGTAGCCTAATGGCTGTTAACCAACCTAGTGAGGAAACTCGCCAGATACCAGTAACAATCGAATCTAAGGTGACACCATGGCCAGCAAAGCCAGCTACCGAGACACCAGTAGCAGAACAGCCATCAACACCACCTGTGACCCCACCAGAGCCCGTAGAAGCCCCACAAGTACCACCACCAGACACAAAGTGCGTTGGAGATAAAAATACTGCTCTAGCACCCCTACAAACTCAATTAAATGAGTATGATGGTCTTATTGCAAAACGTACCGTTGAACTTACAGAACTATACAACGCTCGTAAGTCAGTTAATGCTATACCAGAATGGGTTACACTAGAGTATTGGCTAGAAGATTACCTAAGTCGTACACTTCGACCTGCAAAAGATAGAATACAGGTACAGTACAACACTCTCGCCTCTCAGTACGACTGCTAGACCGTATATTTACTTTTGTCAATACACTAGGCTATAATCAAGCGTAGTTACTTAAAAGGAAAAACAAATAAAATGGCACAACGATTCGTGGATGAGGCAACAGCACAAGTAGCACCGATCTACCAGCAACAGGAACAGGCTCTGCAATCTCAGATCCCTGCTATCCAACAGCTCTACCAGACATTATTCCAGGGTCTTGAAGGCCAACGTGCTACCGAAACACAGAATATACTTGAATCAGCAGGAGCACGTGGTGTGCTTCGTTCTAGCATGCCAGTAGACCTACAGACACAACTCGGTACTGCACTACTTGGTGAACGCTCTAAACTCGGTGCTCAACAGGCACAGGAGATTGCTGGCGTTAATATGAAAATTGGTGATCTCGGTATTCAAAGAACAGGTGCTATTAACCAATTAGCAGACACCCTATACAACCGTGATCTAACCGAACGTAAGTTCCAGATGGAACAAGAACAGGCTCGACAACAGGCAGCTTTGGCTCAAGCAAGTGCTAGAAGCGGTGGTGGAGGCGGAGGTGGTAGAGCAGCTTCTAAGCAAGAAGTTTACTCACAAGCTGCTGGTACGCTACGCTCACAGCTAGTGGCCGACAAACTTATAGGTCGTGATGGTTATGTAAGCCCTCAAACATACAGCCAAATGCGAAGGGAGTGGGGTGCAGCTGGGCTAGTAGACTTTGACCGATACTTTGGTGGCTATAAGAATCCTAAAAACCTTAATTATCAATAAGCCATGGCAATACAAGGTATACTCACAGGCGGAACGCAACCACAGGGCGGAGGTGGTCTATTTTCTGGTCTTGGGGATAAGGTACGTGCTAGAGAGGACTATGACAAGAAGAAGAACACTATTGTCAGGAGTGCTCTAAAAAAGGGTAAATCTTGGGAAGATATCTCTAAGGAGACTGGCTTAGATGTAGCAGAGGTACAGTCACTATCTCAGGCCATAGATCCCAACTATGGCATAAAGAAACCAAAAAGCCTTGTTACAACAGCTAAAGACAACGTAAAAAAGAACATATCATCAGCCTTAGACTTCGGTGGTGCAGTAGAATCAGTTATCCAAGATGTTACTGGCGGTACTGCTCGCAAAGAGAAACTGCTAGAAGACCAACAAAAGCTTATAAGTCTACGCAAGAAGGAAATCGAGCGAAGTGGTGTTCTATCTCCCGAAACTAAGAAGAGACTGATTGGTGAGCTAACAGCACAACAAAGAGGTAGCTTTGCTAAGGCTACTGCCGAACGTTCTAACCAACTGGGGGAACTTAACAGGACACTAGAAAACCCAGTTATACGTGGTGGTGCAGCCTTCGGAGCTGGTGTAAAACGTAGTGGGGAAGGTGTAGCACAGGGTGTCGGTGGCATATATGATCTTGCAACACCTGGTAAGGGACAAAGTAGACTTACACAAGCAGCCACTAGGAGTGCAGAAGGTTCTGATAAGTTTGTACAGGATAATCAACTTAGTGATGTTGCTTACAAGGGTGGACAGCTCACAGGAGAGGCGTTACAGCTTCTTACTGGTACAAAGGCTATTAAAGCTATGGCATCACTTCCTGGTGCCTCTAAACTTGTTGCAGTAGCAGGTAAAGCAGATGAACTCGAAAACTTACTAAGGACTGTTAATAAAGGCGGTAAAGCTGGGGACGCTGCTATAACAGCTGCTCGTTACCTGCTAGACCCAGCACGGGTGGCAAACATACTCCAGAACACCGCAGTAGATCAGGGGCAACTCGCAGCAAGGGGACAAGATATAAATGCAAAGACAGTCGCTACAAGTGTGGGTACAAATTACGCTCTAGGTGGTGTGTTGGACGCTGCTAGTGCTGGACTTACAAGACGAGCTACTAATAAAGCCAACATAGCCCAAGATGCAGCTACACTTGCTGATAACGCACGAATAAACGATCAGATGGCAGGAGCTGGTGATCTAGCTTCAGAACTACCAACCCCAGGTCAACGACAACTCGGTGCAGGTTCACCACAACCAGTACAGACCGCAGGGGCTTCTGGTGGTGTCATGCAGACTAACGTACCAGCTACGTCCGACCTAAAACGATTAGAAGTTGTGCAGAAAAAGATAGCCAGTGCTCAAAAAAGAGGCGGTTTAGGTGCTGATGAAGCGAGAGCACTTATGCAAGAACGTACTATGCTCATAGAACGTATACAAAACCCAACTGTGGCACAGGGTGCCCCAACACCAACTACAGGTAGTACATCATCAGCTACCGCAGTAGATCAACCAACGCTTACACAGGATATTCCAACTGGGAGTAGAACTGGTGCTACAGCTACTAGCCAGCCTGGTGACATGAAAACTACTGGTAGTGCGTTAGCTACAGAGCGAAGAGCTATAGAAGATAGTATTGTAAAAGAGCTCCCAGACAAGGCTCAATATAAGTCAGGTAGTTACACTCAAGAAACTGATAAAGCTATTGAACTTGTCCAGAACAACAGAGCTAGAGCAGAGGCAATAGCATTTGGTGGAGAACCTGGTGACAACGTTATACACGAAGTAGCGGTCAGAAAGGCACTAGAAGCACAAGCTCGCAAGAATAAAGACGCTAACACACTCCAACGTATTGCCCAGTCTCAGAGCAACGTAAAGACCTCAGAGGCTGCACAGAGGCTTGGAGCTGAAGGGTACAACAAAGACCCTGAAAGCCCTGTAGAGGCTATGAAAGACGTACTCAAGGCTCGTAAGGACACTAAGCTTAAAGGTATACCTAAAGACCTATCAGCAGATGAATCAGCTAAGATCACAGACTTAGCAGATAAGGTATCTACAGCCAAAGCAGAGTTAGAAAACGGTGGAGATAGATTTGCCTACGGTGAAGCACTAGGTAAACTCAGACGCTACAAGAATGAACTTATAGATGGGACCAAGACCCGTAGAGATAAACTAATGCCAAAAGGTGTAATCAACGCTACCTTTGGTACAGCTAAATCGCTTAAGGCTTCACTAGATAACAGCTTCTTCGGTAGGCAGGGACTAAAAGTACTTACAACTCACCCGACGGTATGGGGTAAGGCGTTTGTTAAATCATGGGGCGACATAGGTAAAGGTCTTAAAGGTATTGATGCCCTAGATGCTCTTGATGCTGACACGCTATCAAGGGTTAACAACATCAACGGGCGTTATGGAAAGATGAAACTAGACGTACATAGTACAGAAGAAGCTTTCCCATCAGCATTACAAGAGAAAGTACCTGGACTCGGTAGACTATTCAAAGCTTCTGAGTATGCCTACGTAGGTGCAGCACACCGTATGCGAGCTGATCTAGCCGATCAGATATTAGAAAAAGCCCAAAAAGCAGGTGTAGATATAGACGATGCAGAGCAACTAGAAAAAATCGGCAAGCTAATAAACTCAATGACAGGGCGTGGTCATCTTGGCAAAGCCGAAGGTGGTGCAGATGTGCTTAACAACCTGTTCTTCTCACCTCGTAACTGGAAATCTAACATAGACACCATAACAGCCCACCAGTTCCAAAAGGGGACTAATGTATTTAACAGAGATAAGTCGGCTAAGTTTGTTAGAAAAGAGGCAGCCCAGAACTTAGTAAAGATGATAGCTGTGGTAGGTGCGACTATGGCAGCAGCTGAGAACTTTAAACCAGGTAGCGTAGAGAAAGACCCTCGTAGCTCAGACTTTGGCAAGATAAAGATTGGTAATACTAGGTTTGATGTTTCAGGCGGTATGGCGAGTATAGCTACAGTGGCAACAAGACTTGCAACCAGAGAAACGAAAAGCTCAACCACAGGTCAGGTTACAAAGTTAAATGGTGATGAGTTCGGAGCACGTTCAACGTGGGACGTACTTATGGACTACGCAGAAGGTAAAATGTCACCAGGTGCAGGGGCTATTAAACAAGTACTCACTGGCAAGAACTTCATCGGGGAAAAAGTAACACCTGGTAGTTTTGCTAAAGACCTGTTCGTGCCACTACCTGTATCTAACTACGAAGAGCTAAAGAATGATCCAAAGAGTGCCAACACCTTAATAGCCATGATCTCTGATGGTCTAGGTGTGGGTACTAACACCTACTCGGCACAGAAAGACTGGAATAAGAGTGATACCAAGAGAATCAGTGGCTTCAAGGAAACTGTTGATGCAAAGAAGTTTAGTGAAGCTAACAACGCTTTTAACGAGGCTTACTCTCAGTGGATAGACAAAGTGACTACTAACGAGGAGTTTAAGAAACTACCGCCACAGACTCAAAAGACCCTACTTTCACAGAAAAGCCAAGACTTAACCGATCAGGTGCTCAAAGACTACGGCTACGAGTACAAGGCTAAGAAAAAGTCAGGAGAGGAAACCAGAACCATTAAACAGTTGAAACAACTGTGATAAAATGATAACAGTAGGAATAAAAGGAACATAAAAAATGGCAATTGTAAACAAACCAAACACATTTAGCGGTAACACCACAATCTCAAGTTCAGAGGTCAACTCTAACTTCGATACTCTATACAATGAATTTAATGGTAGCATTAGTGCTGCTAACCTAGCTGACGATGCAGTAACAGCTGCAAAACTCGCAGATAACGCTGTAGTAGCTGCAAATATAAGTAGCGACTCAGTAACGGCCACAAAAATAGACTGGGCTTCAACAGGTACAGATGGTGGTATCTGGTGGGAAGAACTTGGTAGGACTACGCTTAGTGGTGCGGGAGATACCATATCGGTGGCAAGTTTACCCGCCAGAAAATACCTAAAACTTCATGCCAAGTGGTCTAACACTGGCGGTACGGTATCTGCACAGATCAGGTTTAACAATGACTCTGGCAACAACTACGCTTTTAGATACACCAGTGATGCTATAGATGGTGCTGTCACTAGTGCTGCTTTGATTGGTTCGTTTGGTGGTGAAACTGGTTCTTTAGAGGGGTATGTTAGTAACACAGCTACTCTTATCAAGACAGGTAAGGGATCGGCTGTGTCTGGTTCGACTAGTGCGGCAACGTCAAACGATTATGCAGAAATCTGGTTCAAGTGGGTCAACACTACAGACTCTATTAACAGGATAGACCTTGTAAACACTGGTACTGGTGACTTTGCTATCGGTTCAGAAGTAGTTGTACTAGGTCATAACTAATACTTGATTCAACCTTAAGCCTACGATATGCTTAAGTTACCTTCCCTTAAGGGAAAAGAGACCATTCCTCGCAGGTGGTCTCTTTTATAGTCTATTCTCAATACCAGTTGTGACTTCTGTGCCATGCCCTGGCGTTAGCCCATGTCGTGTATCTGTTGGCAACATAGGCTTTCATCCAAACAAGTTCTCTGACTGGTTCGGGCGTTGGCAAGTACCACTTACCGTTACGCTCAACTTTGTTGGCCATAATCCACTCTTTTGTGGCGTATGGGTAAACTTTTGTACAAGGTAAAGACTGTGGAATACCACAAGCTAGGCTTGATTTGTTTAGTCTACCAGGCTCACAACCCGATTCTTTACCAATTAACCAGACTGCATCAGGGTCACTAATACCAGCTTGTGCCAACCAGTCCCCACATGTGCCTGTGACACTCGTAGGAGCCACTGGTGCAGGTTTTGGTGGTGCAACTGGTACTTTTGCCACTTCTTGCTTCTGAGCATATACAGGGGCTTGTAGAGGCTGTATTATTGATTGTTTCTTAACGTTCTGTGGGTGTTCGTTTACTTTTATCTGCTTTGCTGGTGGGGTAGTGTACATCACTAACAGTACAGCGAGTAAACTTAGTATTATGTTACGCATCATCTAGCTCTCAGTCGGGGTGGTCGGGCGAGCCTATATCTCCTTGTTAAATGAAGTGATTTTATTATACCTTATTTCTTAAATGCTCTACTGCCTATGGCTATGGTCGAGACAAAAGCGGCCACTCCGTTTATTTCTGGTACACCGATGTAATACTTGGCTAGTTCGTATGAAGCAAATGCTATTGCTACATATGAGATGCCGATAGCTAACCAGTTGATTGGTCGGCTGTCCCATACCTGTGTCTTAAACCAAGTTGCTACTTGGGTCTTTTTACTTACTTGTTTTTTCTTAGGTGAGATAGCTTTTACTAACTCGTTTGTTTGTCTACTCATAATCAGTTGTCCTTTCTCGATTTATGATGTTCTAATACTATCATGCTTACGTTAATATGTCAATACCTAAAATACACTATGAGACGGAGGGAGGAATCGAACAACTGATTATCTGCGGTGAGGGAACACCAAAAGAAAACCTCCGCCTCATACTACATTCTGGTTCCCACCACCATTCTATCATCTAGTCGTCTAGGTATATAACACACCTTGGATCTTCCTTGTCATATCCCCCAAAGCTCGCAGAGATGTTATCAACAAAGTTTATGTTGTCATCCTCTATCACACCTGCGTGTACTAAAGCATCGAGAACCGCAGACACGGAGTTATCCAAGTCCTTGGCTCGTTTAGTCGGGTAATAAAACTCCATGGCTATACCTATAGGATAGCCCGATACTTTCAACCCTTTGAACTGGTCTCTAAGCTGATCTACGGCAGTAGCTTGCCACGCCTTTGATCTTACTGAGCTAGTTATAAATGGCTTGCCTGTGCGTTTGTTTACGAAGATCTGCTTTTGATTCTTCAAGGCTGGTACATCTCCGCTAACTATTAGTTTCATATTTCGTAGTCTTTCTTTTTGTTACCCTACCACAACCCTTACATACTGGGCATTGTACTACCACCTTGCACTGTGGACAAGTTGGCGAGTTGGTCTTGATACCACAGCCAGTACACTTTCTACTAGTCATTTCGTATTCCAGTACAACTTCTCCAGCAACTCCTCTGCTTTCTCCTGATCCAAAGGCTTCTGTGGCACTCGCCAACCCTCCTCAATGAATAGCTGAGTTATATCATTAACTAACTGTATACAGTCTTTACAGTCGGTAGCGTGGAGGGTTTGAGAGTGGGTGCAGGTTAGGTCTAGTAACTTGTTTTGTAGGTCGGTCATGATTGACTTCTTTCTATTTCAACAGCTACGTTGCGTTCTAGGGCCTCAAGGTCTATAAAGTCGTTATCAGGATCTTCGCCAGTATCGTAACGGCTTGTGAGTTGTAGTGGGGCTTCATTGCCGTTTTTGCGTTCGTTCCATGCTACATACTCGGGTATTTTTGCCAAGTGCCTAGATATGAAAGCCTCAAGCGATACTCTATCTGAGAACTCACCAACGCCTAGATCTGCCCTATCAAACACTGGGCTTATAGCTTCGTTGAGTTTATCTAAAACTAATTCAAGGTTATCGGGTCGGTGATATGGGCTTTGTGATACCGCATACTTAGCAATTGTACCGAGTAGCTCACTCTTCGTAACAAATATGTTCTTATTCATTACTTCTCCTCCTTACTGAGCTGAGATTTTAATTCGGCTATGCGGTCATAGACTACACTAGGGTTAATCACCCCATTTTCGCTTATTTCTACCCAGTCAGTAGCGTGTAATCTTAGTTCCTCTATCCTTGCCTCAGTAAATAGACGGCCAATGGCTTCGACTGCTTGAATAAAGTTCATTGATTTTAAGCATTCATCATTACCACACAAGCACCATGTATCATAATCACGCACTATACCTTCTATCTGTTGTTTTGTATTAGACATCACTAACCTCCTTATCTATATATTCTCTACGCATACAATAACTACATAGTACGATGTATTTGTCGGCTAGTTGACTACTTACAATCATCTCAGGGTGACATTTTTTAATACCTAGTTTCTTTAAGAATACTTTGGTTAAAGTTGGGTAGTCTTTACTCATGTTGTCTCCTTGTTGAGCTGAGATTGAAGCTGGGCTATACGATCTTCGATTATCTCTGGGTGAAGTATATTATCTATTGTGTGTCTGTATCCACAAGGGCTTAGTATCATGTGAGCTTCTGTAATTTGGCTTTTAACAACCTCTAGTTCCGCTATTCGTGCCTCAGTAACTAAACGGTCTATGGCTTCGACTGCTTTCTCTGCAACTCTAGTTTTGTACTTTATGTATGCCGTTTCGTAATCGCATGGCAGTAGTTTCAATAGTTCGTTTGTCTCATCAGATTTCATCAGCTACTTCTCCCTCACAATTAAGTTAATTTTACCGATAGCTGTATCTTGAATATCGTCTATAGCTATATCTATTTCTGGTGCGTTAATTTTGCTAATACAGCGTGATTGCTTGACTGGTAGTTTATACATTTGGGCAAAACGCCAAGCGTAATCTGCACCGCCACCTGACCAAACATACATTTCAGTATTTTTGAACTCTGCCAATATGCAAAACAAGTAAACTATATTGGTGTTTCTATCTTGGCAATCATCTGTACAATTACACCTGAGCGTACCGTCTACATCAAAAGCTATGCGTATTTTCTTCATCTTTCCGAATGGTAGACCAAGCTTTTTGTTTGCCTCAGATTTCATAATGATTCCTCACTTTCTACGTTAGGTTTATGTGTGTTCTTACTTCTATTTAGTTTAGGTTGCATTATTTCTATGACCGCTTTGCAGCCATCGACATCTATGACCTTAAAGTGCTTGAATGGTATATAAGCTATCTCTCTACCGTCTGGCAGTACATTGACTGATAGGTGTCTCTCGCCATGTCTTTGTGTCTTTTGTTTCCTATCTACAAACAGCAAGCCTCTTTTCTCAAGTCGCTTAAAATGGTGTTGTAGATTACCAGGAGACATTTCTGGTTGGTCAATCAACTCAGCGATTTTGCGGAGTGGTATTCGAGACAGGTCAGTTGTTTTAGAAAGCTCCAATAGTTGTTCTTGTATGTTGCTCATTTAACCTACCTCTGCTCCACAGGCAAGTACCTATGCATAAGACTGATGTAGTGTTGAGTTAGTCTACCCATTTCAGCAAAAGCCTCTTCAATGGTCTCAAACTCATCTGATACATGTTTCCAGCCAGCATACTCACCAGTCTCGGGAACAACCATCTTCTGCATTACACAGTAGTGTTGACCGTTTTCGTGGTATGGGTGTTCTTGCATTTTATTTACTTTTAGGTATGGGATTGCTGTAAATGTTTTTTCTCTGTCGTCACTAATAGTTATTTTTTGCTCACCACAGTATCTACAGTCACCGTTAGTGTTGGTTTTAGTGTCGCTGTTACAGTTATTACAGTTGTTCATACTCATTCCCCTTCCTTATTAGATTGGTTGGCTAAATCTATAGAATTGGTTGGCTAAATCTATAGACTCAATCATCAACTTCTGCGACTCCATCTCTAAGTGATGGTTTATGAGTGTAGTAAGTTCTATCATTTCGTGTAGATCAAGATGTTTTTGTAGTATGTTGAATGCTTTTTGTGGTTTCATAACTCAAACCTGTTCTTCTCAAAGTATTCTACTGATTCAGTAATTTCAGGCTTGAACACATCACCAACTATTCTTTGAAGTTCGTATCTTATAGCTTGGAATCTGTCTAGTTCTGCTTGATTTTGTTTTTCCTGTGCTACTAAATAGTCAAAGTCCTGTTGCTTTTTGTTTATCTCGTTTACCAGCATGTGATACAGCTTGTTCTCTGCGTGCTTGTAACCTAGTTGGTATATCCATTTAAGTGTTTTCATCACTTCCTTCTTTCTATAATCATGTTTACTTCTTTACCCCATTGCTCAGCCATAGCGTCTGCTATGCCTTGGTAGGTCTGGTTTCTTTTGTGGTTACTCGACCAACCGTAGTCAGCACTAAACTTAGTCTTTTTGCCACTCTTGCTTACGTAAGTCTTAATGTTAGGTTCAACTACATTAGTAGGCTCTAAGTTCGGTAGGTTTTTTAGCCAGAGACAGGTGGTTTTCTTGAATGGATCGCCAAACTCATAGGGCTGTATTATGTTGTCGGGCCTTCTATAGGCAGTACTCATAACACAGACTGGGTTTTCTACACATATCCTGTCGATTGGTGCGTTTACCATTTGCATGAAAAAGTCTATGGCTTCCTGCTGTCTACCATCTTTCCTCTTAGCTTCAAAGTGTTTAGCACCGCTAACAGCTAAGTGTGTGCATGGTGGGTGAGCAATCATCATATCCCAACCTTTATCAAGTAGCTCTAGTACGTCGCCCTGGATGTGATAGGGTGAATTGTCATCACTTGGTAGTAGGTCGCAACTCCAGGCGTCATGTCCTAGCTTTCTGAAAGCCTCTCGGACTCTACCAGAGTATTCACAAGCAACCAGTACCTTCATACCCTCTCCTTAAAGTCTTTTATTAAATCTTTCACAAACAGAATTAGTCCTGCTAGTAGAAAGCTACCTGTCATTGTTATAAACGTTATTATTGCTAGTTGGGTTAGGAGGTACATTATTTAACCTTCTTCTTGAATAACTTACTGAGCTTCAGCTTACGCTTTGTTTCGCTCGGTAGGTATTCGTAGTAGAGTCTAAACTTCTCAAGCTTGTTTCTGGCCATAGATACTCCCATATAGTCTTATACGTCGTCTTACTGCCCCACAGCTTAGACCCATCTTATGAGCTATTTGTTCTGCGGATAGCATTTTACCTTTGTATTCATAGAGCTTACTTGCACCACGTTTACTTGTTTTACCGCCTTGGCTTCCTGCTACTCTAGCTCGCTCTCTACCAGCTTCACCTGCTGCAAAACCACCGCCTCGGCTGATTGATCCGCCCTTACGCCCCATCTCTTTGAAATGGTCGGGGTTCTTACTTAAAATTGTTGCTACTGCTTTAATTGACCCTTCTTTAGTCCCACTGATATTGCTACCCTCTCTTTCTTATTAAAATGGTATGTTTGATAAATCTACTTCGTCAATGTCTGTATACGCCTCAACTGGTGGGGTTTCTGACGTTTGCACAGGCTCTGTAACAGGTTTTTGAGCTGAAGTGGTCTCTTTCTGCACTCCAACATAATCTTCGCCTGTAACAGCTTTATATGTAGCTAGAAGCATATCTCTAATCTCTTTCAGTTCCGAGATACTGCTGTCTATACCTGCAATCGCCTGTTGCTGTGGTGCACTAAACGGCTTGCTTGGTGCTTGCCCTGGTTGGTTGTATGGATCTGCTTGGAACTTATATCCGAACTGACCTTCAACAATCGTGCCATACATGACCTTGCCTTCTGTGATAGTGCTAGGATCCTTAACTGCCTTATAGACGGTCTCAGGTGATTCGTTGAACTTAATCATCATCTGGGTATTGCCGTAGTTATCTTTCTTCGGGTTGCCCTGTTCATCTGTCTTTATTTGAAATGTTTGAATTGTCATTGCTGGCATAAGTTACTCCTTTATTGCTTTACGTTCTAACTTAATTGTTTTCCATGTTGTATCTAGGTGGTATAGCTCCATGCCTTCCACTGTCCAACCGCCCGCCTCCATGATACTTGCGTAAAATGATAGCTGATGAGTGTAGGTTTCGATCTTAGCTGGGGTCATATCAGCGTTGGTCTTATAGTCTCCTATAACACACTTCTTATCCCCTGTAATAATTAGGCGGTCAATTTGTCCTGCCCACTTACGCTTATGATCGGCTATCATTGGCTCATACAAGGCTTCCTCTTTCTCTCTACCCTTAAAGAAATCAGCTACGATAGCGTTGATTACTGGGATAGCAGATACATGATACTCCTTGTCTAATTTGATACAAGCGTTTTTATGCTTACCAAACAGTTCCATGGCTTCGTGTACTGACGTACCAAAACTAGCACTAGCCTGTCCCTTGAGCTTCCAGATAGCAATAATCTCACTAGCTGGTACGCCACTCTTGGCTTCCATCTTACTTGCAATCGCTTGCATATCAAACGGCTTATCAAACTGTTTAGCGTAGGCACTACCGCTTAGATAGTCATCTCCTGCGTCATTAGTGTATATATGAGCTACTGGGTCGTATAGAATACTCCCACCAACTAAACACTCAACACGCTTGGCATTAGGTGAATTAGCAGACTTAAACTTCACTGGCGTTTCTGCATAGTGGTTATACAATCTCTCAATCTCTCTAGCTTCCTCTGGGTCGCCTTCAATTTCCATAAACCCGTATTGCTGGGTTGGTACATGGGCTCTTAATTTCATTTGTTGTTCTCCTTCTCTTTACTGCTTTAGTGTATCATGTCTATGCTTTGTTTGTCAACTCCGCATGAAGTCCATGACTTCTTTTACTCGCTCGGTGCTGGCTGGTATTTTCTTATCTTTACAAACACAAGTACCCTTGCGATCATCACACCATTGATCTGACTGCGTATACAGGTAATCATAGGCTGCTGCTCGAAACTCCTCCCATACTCTCGGTTCAGGCTTCGTAAGTTCTTTCTTATACAGGTAGTATATCTCCCTGTGTATCGACTTCTCATGTCGCTTAACCATGCCTGAGCTAATCATTGGTAATGTGGCTGGTGTTTCACTAACCTTCATAACCTTTGTGATAGTGGACATCTTATATTGGTTCTCAGCGATATTTACATACTCTGGTTTTTTTACAGAGGCTTGTAACTCCATCAACTTCAAACCTTGCTCATTATCTACCGTTACTTGGCTGCGATCTGAGAACGTTATTCTATAGCTCATTAGCTATCTGTTCTTTCCAGCTTGTTAAGATGTACTCTAGCGTGTCATAGGCTTTACGTCCGCCCTCTGACTTAGCTACTTGCTTACGCCTTCTTACTTGTTTTATGTCTAGTATAATTTCTATTTCTCGGTCTTCCATTAGATGTTTTCTCCTAGGTATTTGATTGGATCGTCTGCTATTACCATTTGTTGTAGGTGATGTTGCCAGTTTTCCTCTTTAGGGCTGTCGTTATACGCACCCATCGGGTCGTTACTCCACATAGGGTTTTTACCCCACAATGCTTTAGCAAAGTCGTGTGGTGGTAGGTATAGCAGCACAAGTTCGTACCAGCTCTCGCCATATATTGTATCAACCTGTATTTTGCTTGTCGCAAGCTTCTGGTAGTGCTTCACATTGTCTATTATTGGGCTACCCTTCCAGCCGTTCTTAATGGCTTTTCTCGTGGCTTCTCGTAATATATCTTGTCTATTCATAATGTAACCACATTTCCGCTTTCGCCTTCGTTATTTCTATAATATGCCATCACCTTTAAGTGCTTGTAATAAAGATCTTTCGGGCTAGTGATCTGCGGTGCATAGTAATCTGATTGAATACTGAGTGCATAGTTCACTACGTCCATGGTCTTATCTCCAAACAGCTTAACAAGCGTGTTCGCATAGTGTCGTTGTCTGATATATGGTGCTGGTTTCACACCCCAGTAGTTAGTGAAAGCTTCCATGACATCATTGACTGATTGCTTGCCATAACTAACTGCTTCGGTTTCTACAACTTCGCCACTCATATTACTGCCACGCCTTCAAACCTGTACTGCTGGTACTTATCAAACCGTGCTTGATCTACTGCTTCACTAGCAGGGTACTGACGTTTTAAGTCTCTTCGTGCCCTAGTAATTGTTTCAGCGGTTGTACAGTGCATAAATGCCCGTTTCTGTTCATTTGTGAGGTATAAGCCTTCACGTTCCCAAAAAGCTAACAGAAGGGCTCTGTCGCTGTCTCGTAGCACTTGTGGGCTAGCTGTCTTATAGCCGTTGACTAATAGTTGTTCTACTTCCTCATGTTTGTTCATGTTACCCTCTTTTTTACCTTATATACCTTAATTGTTACATTCGTTACTATAACCCTCTACTTCGGGTACAGTAGGAAAATCTAAACCTTCTAGCATATCGTTGATCTGTTTGATCTCTTTAAGAAA